TTCCTTGGCAGACGCGCACGCGGAATAAAAGAACAAGATGAAAGTTTTGGCCCACCTAGCCCAACTGAACAAGAAGAAATGTTTACTACAGGCGAAGGGCCAATAGATGCGCCTGCTATACGAGATCGCTTGTTTGAAGGTTTAGATACAGATACGTTTGAAGGCGTTGAAAACCTACCTGATGAGCAACAGCTAGAATTTGCTGATCGTATAAATTCACTGTCTAGGGCAGAAAAAGATGCGGTAAATAAGTTTGATTTTCTAAAGGAAGCTGCTGAAAAAGAAGCTGCTGGAGCAGCCCCAGATCAAGCCTCATTACCGGGAATGCTACCAACTGTTCAGCTTACTGACGAAGAGGTAGACGCTAGACTGACAGGCATACGTGGCAAATTTGAAAAAACAATTGCCCCAGTAGGCACACAATTTGAGTTAGATGGATTACCTAGAGCCGAAACTACTGACCTATCAGAAGATTCGATTGACGTAGCAGAAGTGCGTGAGCGTGTATTTAAAGGGTTTAGTGCATCTGCTCGTAGTAAGCCGTTAAACGAACTCACCACCAAGCAGCAACAAACAATTGCAAAGAGAGCACAAAAATTAGCTCCCGCAGAACTTGCTGCGCTTGAAAAAGTACTAGCAGAAGAAGCCGCTACTCAACCCACTTATAGTACTGCACCAGACCAACTTACTATAGATGACCAGATAGATACTGTTGAAACTACTGAAATTGAAGCAATGATCGCTGAAGATGTTGACGCTGCCGAAACCGCTGAGATAGAGGCGATGGTCGCCAAAGATGATGTAGCTGAAACCGCTGAGATAGAAGCGATGGTTGCCGCAGATGACGCTGCCGGTACAGAGCAAACCAACTTAATTAGTGCGTCTGAAAGAGAGACAGCTACTGGGCAACAAGTAGGTGAAGAGCTAAGTATTGCTGAAACAAGACGGCGTAAGATATTAGCAGATGTAGTAGAGCAGCAGCCAACACAACAAGAAAGTACTCTCACACAAAGATTTAGCCGCGCATTAGAAGCTGAAGGGTTTACCAATACGCAACCTAATGAAGCTGAAACCGCAGCAATAGCCCGTGTAATAGACATAACTCGTGCAAAACGCCCAGAACCTATACAAGAAGAAATGCTTCCTTCTGACTCCGATGTTACTGCTATGGAAGCTGCCATACCAGAGCGCCAAGAAGCCGCAGTAGAACCTGTACAAGAGTCTCTTCCCGGTCTTGGGCGTAGGAGTAAGGCAGGGTTGCCAGAACTGGAAACTACACCAGAACCTACACCTGAACCACGCATAGTAACCGCTGAAGATCTTACAACGGCTGGGTTCCTTGCAAATGCTGCTATACGTAAACGTGTTATAGGTAAAGATTTAAGTGACCCGGTAACACAACAAGATCTAATAAACACTGCCAACACACTTAAATCCCAAAAAATTAAAGTAGGCGTAACTCGTTTACTAGAAGGAGTGCCTAGTGAGCAAGGTGATCTATTTACCGCAACCCAAAGAAAACCTGTCACAGCAAGAAGTAGAACAAGCGATGAAGTTAATTTACCGAGCTTGGGAGGTGGAACAGTCAGTGAAAATACCGTGGCAATTGACGCACCTGTCGCAGGAGCAGTGGGAAGTGTTGGATCAGGCGTTGGAGGAACTACTACTGGAACAGGAACAGAGTCTGCTTCATTAGTAAACGCGCCACCTGTAGTTGAAAGCTCAAGTCAACTTGTGTTACGTCCAGACGGTACTCCGCTTACACCAGTGGTAGATCAAGATGCGTTAATACAAGAACTACGTACATTAGCACTTACACCTGATTCAGAAAGAACTTCAGAACAAAGAGCTAGAATTGCGGAACTAGCTAAAGAACCAGAACCTTCAACTCAAGCCCGAACAGCTACGAAGAGCCAAGCTCGAACAGCTACGAAGAGCCAAGCTCGAACAGCTACGAAGAGCCAAGAAGAGTTTGCGTTAGATGATGCCGAAATAGAAGCTATGATAGCTGAAGATGTTGACGCTGCCGAAACCCCTGAGACAGCCGCACGTAATAAGGTGTTTGAAGGGTTTGAAAACAAGCGCGTATCGCAGCTATCGGCACAGGAACAAAACATCGTAACTGAAAGAATGAATGCGCTAGAGCCTGCGGAGCGTGCCGCGTTAGAGAAAGAACTTACACTAGAATCAGGAGATCCCGGTACGCGCACCGCGTCTCGTAAGCGAGAGGAAGGCATATCGCAGAACGAAAGGCCCGAAGCTATACGTCTTTTTCACGAAGACCAAGTAGCTGAAGCTAAAGAGTTTGGGGACGAAGTTATTCCGACATTAGCGGAATCTAGTCGGTTGTTTACGGATATAGAGCAAAACTCTACTAGAGGTGAGATAAAAGAGAGTGCTAGAGACAAGTATCTAATGAAAGTTAGCGACATGGCTGTTGACCCTAAAATGGCTGCGCTGATGAATGCGTCCCCAACTTACGGTCTGTTCGGGTCTAATAACGTAATAGAAGCGATAGATACCCCCCTAGAGTCTTCGGTAGTAGACGCACTCAACGCTGGAGATGTTAAAGGTGCGTTGGAGGCATTAGCCAAAACAACACCTGACAGACGCGCACGCCGTGTCGCCAAGAAGTTAATTGAGTACGTGGGTACTACTAAGGTAATAGTTGTAGATACTGCTCAAAATGACCCGACCAAGATGTCTGCTATACAAGCTAGAAGCCTTAGTAAGTTATTCGCCAAAGAGAAAGACGGGATGCTGCCTGCTGGACTATACGTGGGCGCTGATAACGTAATACTCCTAAATCAAGAAGGTGGTGTTAACGCCTACACGCTATTGCACGAAATGGCTCACGCTGCCACTTTGTTGGAGATAAAAACCAACCCACAAAGTGCTACGGCCAAACTCCTTAACAAACTATATGAAGATGTTAAAGCTACGTATGGTGACGATAAGCCTTACGGTGTAGAAAACTTAGCTGAGTTTGTAGCTGAAGCGTACAGCAACCCAGAGTTTCAACGTGAACTAGCTAGAATTAATTCAAAAGGTGGAGAGTTAAGCTCGTGGCAGAAATTCAAAGAGATTATTGCTAAGTTCTTTGGGTTCGATAAGTTTGGTGGTACAGCTCAAGCCGAAGCAAATCGTCTTATAGATAACATCTTAGCTCCCGGCGTAGCGATGCGTGGCCTACCGAACGTACCTACGTATTCCACCCAAGATGGCGTTAGAAAAGTAAATGACAATCTAGCTGCAAGTAGGTCGAACCTAACAGAGAAACAGGGTAGAGCTTCCATAATACGTGACTTCATGGCGGTGTTTACTCCCGACCAGAACCCTTACCTAAAAGGTGTTATGCGTAAGACTCTGGGTATACTGCCTAACCAACCAGTGTTTGATGACATTGCCGGTAAGCTAAACATTGAAGGTGCAACTGAATTAGGCGATGCCATTAAAGAACAGCGTGACCTACTAACTAAGTCTGAAGATGTGGTTAGGAAGGCACTTGACCCTATCGTGCGATGGTCTACTACAGCGTCTAAGAATACAATGAAGGCGTTCAACAACCTTGTGTACTCCAGCACCATTGATGAAGTAGACCCAGAGTTAACCCTAGACGAAGCCACTAAGAAGTACGGTAATCAGACTGTAGACGGTACTGACCAACTAAAGATAGACCGTTATAAGGAGCTACATAAAGAGTACACCAGTAGCACTCTAGGTGCTGAAGGTAGGCAAGCGTATAAGAACTTACGTAAGATATACGCAGACATTTCCAAAGACATGATTGCCTCTTTAGAAGGTAGGATTGATGGCCTAAATGTAGACGAAGGTGTAAAGACTAGCCTTAAAAACCAAATGCTGGCTAGGATGTTGGCTGCGTCAAACGTAGAGCCATACTTCCCCCTAACACGTAAGGGTAAGCACTGGTTGGCTGTACGAAATCCAAAAGACTTAGAGAACCCCGCGTATATTACATACGAAAACTTGGGAGAGCGGAATTACGCCCTAAAAGAATTTGAATCTATGGGCTACGAAGTTGAAACCTATGATCCTGATAAACTTAGAAAGTCTTTAGAACGGAAAGATGCGCCCTCAAGTGCGTTTATGGGGCAAATACTAAGTATATTAAAAGACACAAGTATACCGACAGCGACTCAAGAACAGATTGCACAACTGTACATTGAGGCAATGCCAGAAACGACTTTTTCCAAGTCACTGATTCGTCGTAAGAAGTCTCTAGGCTATGACATGGATGCCATTGAAGCCGCTAGGAGTAAAGCATACGACATGGCTCGGCAGGCAGCTAGACTGCGTGGGAGTAACAAGATAGACGCAGTAGCTAACGCAGTACAAGAATTGTTTTATGCAGTAGAGCTTGACGCAAAGGGTGAACCTAAAAATCCGAAGAAGTTTGTAAGATCCGACCTGCAAAATGACCGTGCAGAAGCTGTATTGGAAGAGATGATGGATCGTGCTGGGTTCGCTATTAGTCCTCCAGCGGATAACATTGCCAAGAATCTTAACCGTGGCGCGTTTATATACACTATTGGTTTTAACGCTTCGTCTGCACTGGTTAACTTATCTCAGATACCATTGTTTGCGTATCCTATGCTTGCAGGTGAGTACGGATATAGTGAAACGTCGGCGGCTTTAGGTAGTGCGACTAAGTTGTTTGGTGGATCTTACATGCCCCACGCTAAACAAGACTTGTTTGGTAACGATATAGACTCCAATAAGATCACAGACAAGTACACCATACCTTCGTTGGATAACTACTTTACCTATAAGAAAGTTGCCGGTAAGGGAGGCGAAGACACCTACCAATACTCAATACGAAAAGACATAAAGCTACCTAAAGACCCCAAAGCGGCTAAGGCTTTCAAGGATGAGTTGGAGTTAATACTACCTATGGTGCAGCTTGCAGCTAAACGTGGAGAGTTAAACACCTCTTTCTTAGCAGAGACACTCAGCGTGGATCAGTCAGGTCGCGCAGTAAGCATGATGGATAAAATAACTAACGCATCTGCAATTATGTTTCACAGCGCGGAAGTTATGAACCGCCAAGTCACCATGATCGCGGCGTACAAGCTGGAACTAAATAAGCTGGCAGGTAAGAACACACCCACGGCAGAGCAGAAACAGCAAGCGGCAGAAGAAGCTCTATACAGAACACAGCAAATTAACGGTGGTGCTACGCTAGAAACCGGCCCACGTTACGCACGCGAAGGTCTTGGTCGTATAGCTCTTATGTACAAGGGTTACGGCATTCAGATGTATTACACGATGCTGAAGACTGGTAAGCAGGTTGTGGATAACGCATTCCCCGGAGACAACGCAGAGAGTAGAGAATTACGCAACCAAGCGTTTAAGCAACTTGCAGGTATACACCTGTCAGCCGTATTCTTTGCGGGAATACAAGGCGTACCGCTATACGGTTTGGTGTCTATGCTCTATGACATGTTCCAAGAAGATTATGAAGAAAACGCGGATGAGGCACTACGAAGCTACCTAGATAACGATGCGTTGTTTAAGGGCGTTCTATCTGAAGCTACTGGACTTGATGTGTCGAAGCGAGTCCAGTTAACCGACCTACTGGTTGAGGCTGATAAGTTTAACAGTGACCCATCCCCAGAAGAGACATTAGGACATTACTTTGGTGGCCCTGCGTGGAGTGTAACCTCCAGAGCAATAGACGGCTTCAATGAGATAATGGACGGTGAGATTGAGCGAGGCATAGAGTCCATGATGCCGGGTGCTGTACGTAACGGCTATAAAGCTCTTATACGATACCCTAGAGACGAAGGCATTCTTACTCGACGTGGAGACGTTATCTACGATGATCTTACCAACGGCGACATAATCACTCAGTTGTTAGGGTTCCCACCCACCGCATACACTCGTGCAATAGGAGAGACTTCTGCGGCTAAGGGCATGGAAGACGCTGCTAGAAACAAGCGTAGTAAGTTACTGAAGCGTTACTATATAGCCATGAGATTCGGTGATTACGACGAAGCTGACTTCGTATTAGATAAAATAGGGGAGTTTAACGAAGAAGAAATTATAAACGTAGACCCTAAGTTACTAATTACAGGAGATACCATTGATCGGTCTATGCGTAGGCACTTAACCACTGAGACTAAGATGCACAACGGTGTACTGCTATCTCCTTACATGAAGGCGGCGGTTGAGGATGTAGGGTTCCTATAACAAAGAAACCCCCTACCGCATACGAGGGTACGCTACGGTAGGGGGCGAAGGCAGATAAGACTTCACTGGGAGGAGACCGATGACCTTATCTGAGCGGATAGTATCATAGAATACGCCACACACGTATACCCAAATAAGGTGTTTTGACTACTGTTTTTACCTTAATCTCCCACCCCATACCGCCTATACATATCTTCTTAACCTGTTGTATGGCTTCAACTGTGTTGATACACGGCACGAATATAGAGCTACCTACTACCATAGCGCCCCAATCCACAACGATACGTAGCCCATCAGGGTTTATATCGTGCAGTTTGAGCACAGTATCATTCACCCTTACCTAAGACCCTGTACCCTCCAACACGAGTTAACTCGTATCTGCGTGATATGTTGTACACCGCAGAGGGTTGCATACCTGTTTGCTGGGCTATCTTAGCCCTTGGTATACCCTCTCCCTGCGCGTTTAACACCAGCATAATTTCTTCTGACGTTAGGTTACGTCTGAACTTACCACGATCTCCACGGGGTATTGGCGTTATGTTCGGCTCATCTGCGTACGCACGTTTACCACGTTCTTTACCCGTCTCTAATGCTTTGTTCTGAGCGCGTATGGCTGCTAAAAAATTCTTACTCATTATTCTCCTACTACACTCTCTACGTGGCCTTCACCAAACGATTTGCAATTAACTATTAGTACATGACTTGCGGCTTGCTCTAGGTGCGTGCCTTTGGTTAGCCGTACCACACCTTTCTTAGCGCCTAACTTGCTCTTTAAATCATCTATAAACGCGCTGTAGTTTATCTGGCGACCTGCACACCACACCTTCAGCGGCTGTAAACGTAAGAACGCCTTCTTGGTATCCGTCTCAAAGCGTGCTATTAACTGACCTCGTGGTATAGCATCCGGTATAACTAATGGGTCTGAAGCATCTCCGTCACCCCCTAACTTACGTAAGTCATCCGTACTCTTAATCATCAAGATGTTGTTGTAGTTCTCCATCATGTAGTCAGTAAGCGTCTGCTCTACAGATACTCCCATGTCGTTAACAGACTGTAGGTTTGCCTCTAGCATCTCTATAGTCCATGCGGTTAGAGCCTCAGTATTGTAGTCAATCAGCCCTAACTTCTTAGCTATAAGCGCACCAGCCAACGTGGTAGCCGCTCCCGCTGACCAGAATCTATTCTCGGCGGTAAGCCCTGCTGCCTTGTCGATCCTTATCTGCGTATCGTGAACTAACTGCCGCGTCTGAGCTAAGTTCTGCATAACCCACTGTATGAATATAACGCCAGCGTGTCCGTAGTTCTCTTCTATAGACTTATCAAACTTATCTGTTAGCTGCTTGTCATCAGACGTACCGAATACTCTCTGGGCCTTCCACTCCAGCATCCGTTGAGCCTCTGCTTTTGGCTGCTGCTTCTCAATGGCTATCCGCTCTAAGACACTGGCGTTTCCTGAAGTAACTGATAAGAACTTCCACGGTCTACCACGAGTACGTTCTAAGTTCGCACCACCTGCCATACGCCCACGCTGCTGCCCCGAAGACAACTGGTAGGCCATATTACTAAGCTGCATACTCTTCTCATTCGTAAGCTCGTCCACGTAGAAAGGTAGATTATGTAGCACCTCGCCACGGTTAAACTTCATCGCATCAGTGTCACGCTCCTCTACGATACAGTTCTTCTCATAGCCCCATACCGAAGCAGCTACCCGCATAGCAGCGGTCTTACCACACCCGCTCATGTTGCTGTAGATGTGTAGGGCGCAACAGTTCTGAGGTAGGAACTGCATAAGGGGAGATCCAAATGCCGTACATACTACGTACTGGTGCATCGTTAGATCTGCCCTAGTGTTGTAGAAATTAGCCATGTCCTTCCAACCATCCAAAGTACCCTTGGGTTGAAAGTATGGTATCAAGGCAGCGGTGGGTGTAGATGGCGGGTTATACCGAATCTCATCGGCCCGTACCTCTTGTTCCCCCACAACAAACGCTGTGCATTCTTCGTCTACCCAACCGAACTGGCGGTGTGCCGTATCTGCTGTAGAAGACGCTTGTAACTCGTTAACCCATGTAGTCATATATACCATTAAATCGTCCATTCTAGTCACGGCAACGCCCTGCATTGCCATCAACTTTCTGAACTCATCCCTTGAAGTCACCGCAGTAAGCGGCATTGTAAATTCACGCACACCGTCTCTCGGTAAGTGCAGCCGTACTACTATTGATTCGCCAGCCTCTATGTCTAGCAAACGCCGTGTAATATAAATGTCGTTATGATAAATAGCTTTTTCATCTACCTCACCATCTACACTTACGTTACGAACATACACCCCGCCGTTGCCGCCCCGAAAGTACGGACGTGGGTATACAGGTATAACGTGTTCTGTGAAAGACTCTTCACTAAGCTCGAAGCCGAACTCTGTATCTTCACCTGTTTCTAGTGTTTCTAGTGTTTCTTCAGTAGCGTATGTACCATCTTCGTTCACTTCAGCTTCAAGGAACTTACGCCCTAGTACGATGGGAGATTTAATCTTGCCCCAGTTAGGGCAACCCGTGCATATATCGCCTTCATTCTCGTCGAATGTTGTGCAACGGTACGGGCCTTTAATCAGGTCTAGTTTTTTGAGCGTAAGCTCTGGGGTGTACTCGGCGTGCTTCTCAGATATTTTGTGTGCAGCCTTCTCACTGTCTTCGCAGAACTTGGCGATAGACAACCCTGCTCTCCACATAGGCTCACTAGCTTCAGCCTGACCTTTTATTATTCTGGTTAACTGCTCACACCCTGTACCGTTCTGACCTTTGACAAGTATGTCTTTGAAACTGTATTTGATGTTTTGCAGTAGTGCGTCACGCAGACTAGCTGGGCCATCCGCAGGTGTGTATTTCTTGGGAACTGGTATCGTGTCCATACCCAGCTTACTGGCAAAGAAGTCAAAGTTAACCGTATCGGGTACATCACCTATGACTTCTACTGGTGCGGGGGTCTCAGGTTTGTAGTTATGCGTACCCACTACGCGGAGAACCCGTGCCATATCCGCAGGTACTGCGGGGTCTATCTCAAGCCCAAACTCTTTACACTTAGCCTTAAACTGGTCAGCTACTACTTTCCACTGCTCCACTGCTACGGACTCTGACAACACCCAGTAGACATGTATCCCACGCCCAGAGTTAACCATAAGAGGTTTTGGTAGTTCCAACGCCACGCAGAACTCTTGTAGCCTACGTAGTGCGTCAGCTTGTGTGGCAAAACCTTGGCGTTTGACTACCTTGTCCGCGCCAATATCTAAGTCTAAAAAGAACGTGTTAATTTGTTTGGCATCTTCGCCCTTACGAGTACCCTTCTTTCTAAAGTTACTCATAGCAAAGTACACATCGTGCCCTTCACTGTCGTAGTATTCGGTGGCTTCTGCCAATTCCGCTATCGAATCGAAGTACGTCTGCCGTACCCCACTCAACGTTAGATCATATTGTAGGGCGACGTAAACGCCCTCGGTGGGCAGCACCCACCGCAAAAATTCTCTTGTGTTCATGTTCTGCACCTAATGCCGAGAGACAGTATGGCAGGGGTGTCGGCGCACCCTCTTCGGTATTACCTAGCCATACTGGAGTAGTTATCTAGGGTTAGTCATCCCAATCTTCAATAACTGAACTCAGATCGTCGTCGTCGTCTTTGGGTGCAGGCGCAGACTTCTTAACGACCTTCTTAGGTTCCTCTACTACGGAGGTATCTGGCTCATCGCCAAATATATCATCAGAGTCATCTTCTACAAGATCAACACTGGTGCTGGTGGTATCCGCGAACGGACTTGCGTTTTGTGTAGCCATTTCAAAACCGCCCTCTACAACTCCGAATGGAGAAGAAGCAGCCATTGGCTCGTACTTGGTCACTTGAACGCCGTTGATGCGTAAGCTAACCCCGTTGTCTCGCATGTTATACGGTACAAAAGTCACAGCGACATTGACTGTGCTACCACTGGTCAATTTAAAGTCAGCCTCTAACTCGTTATTCTTAGCATCGAACTGCTGTGGCTTGCGGGTCTTATCAGTACCATAGGCACCTTTCAACTTACACTTACCAATGAACATACCTTCATCATCTTTCTTGAAAGGTAGCGGGAACTTATCGGGCCAGCTTTTATCTTTCTTGAAATCGTAGTACGCCTTCATTGCCTTGAACAATTCCTTAGCCTTAGCTTCGGGCATCTTAAATGACATCTCGTACGCTGCACCATCATCTAACGGGTCACACGGCATACTGCGATTCGCCGCATTATCGAACTTGTACGTACGATCAATACGTGGGTACATCGCAATTACATCTTGAACTACATAAAAACTTACTGGATCAGTCATTGTTGGTCTCCTTAACCTAGACTATTTATATTAAACCCTTCGACTTCAGCAAACGGTGAACCCTTAGATGTACGCTGGTCTACGCTAAACGCAATAGCCTCTAACGTGTCATCGTGGTCTACCATGAACCGAACCTTCTCAAGCTCATCTTCTTCTAACGAACGCTGTGGATAAAAGAACAGCTTTGGTACAGGACTTCCCTCGTCAAAACGTATTCTAGTTATTACAGCCAATGAGGGCGTTCCGTGCCCCTCTAAAAACGTAGCGTATTCTCGCAGTGACATTTGCCTACTGCCTTGTCCCCTACTAAATATAGATGCGGCAGGTACTTGTAACTGATACACCGTGTCTAGCGCGTGGGGTTCCACAACTGCTAAACGTCTACGGTAGGTACAAGCCTTACCACCTCCACTACCTGACCCTCTGACATTCTGCGTGCAGTCCATGCAACGCCTACTCTGCCGTTGATCTTCTGGTACTTCCGGTGCGGATATTTCAGTGTCAGCAGACCAGCATGTCGGTAGCTGTTTGGATTTAGAGTTGTAGTCACCTTCGTAATACACGCGAGATGTTTCTGCTGCATTAACTATAACTACGTCTAACTCCTTACTAGCACCTGACTGGCTCTCTAACCCAGAGAACTTACCACCCTGTATACTGATTCGACGCACTAAACGTCTTCGGCAGCATCAAACTCTGCGGCAATATCTTCCGCTCTCATTGAGGCACTGTTCTTAGTGCTCGACATAAGGGCTTCAGATACCTTAGCCAACGCAAACCTGTGCGTCTTACCTACCTTTACGTACGTATCTTCTGGTATTACACCATCTCGTACCCATTTACGGGTCGTGGATAATGACACATTAAAATGCTTCGCAACATCTTCTATAGGAACTAACTGCTCCATCATTTAGCCTTCCTTATGGTTAACGCAAATTCTGCATCTGTGTTCAACCCCTTCGGAAGAAGGTCTGGGTGCTCTTCTAGGAACTCCTTTACGTTCTTCTGATTGAGGCGCTTGTCCAAGAACTCTGGTACTTCATGCTTGAGAATAAACTCGTGCATACTCTCCCAATCGCTAGTCCAATACTTCTGCTTAACCGTACGGTAAAACGTACCAGCATCAGTCTTAACACTTTTGATGTCGTTCTCTTTCAAGTAGCGCAGTAACGTGCTCTTGATTTTATCCTGCTGTCTGACTAACTTGTCATCCGCTTCGTTGTATTCAGTAGATAGCTTTTCCCGCTTTGCTTTGATCTTGAGGTAAACCTCAGTAATCTTTGTTAGGGGTATTCCCCCTGTCTCTACTGTCTCTACCGCATCAGCCATGTCCTTACCTCTTCATTGCCGAGAAAGGTAATATAAGGGTACATAGTGCCTTATGCAAGTAGTTCCTTGTATAAATCAATAATTTTTGTGTGTGAGTCTAATTTGTTATCTAGCAATGCGTATACATGGCGTTCTACATCAGAACCTTGTAACTGGACAACCGTACACTTGTGATCTTGACCGGCTCTATGTATCCGAGCGTTAGCCTGTGCGTAGGTTTCCACTGAACTGGTTGGCCCCCACCACACAATCGTGTTCGCCGCAGTGAGTGTTACCCCGTGTGCCGCAGCTTGTGGCTGGATAACTAGCACCTGTATACCGTCTTTGTCTTCTTGGAATGCTTTGAATATCGCAGTACGTCTGGCTGCTGGTACGCTACCGCTGATGACTTCGGTGTTTATGTTGTCTCTACGTAGCTTGTCAGTGAGTAAAGCTATGGTGTGTTTGAACGGTACGAACACGATTACTTTCTTGCTGGACTCATCAATTACTTCACGTAACACCTTATATCTATGCTTGATGTCGAACTCTATTGTGTCTTTACTATCGGCGTAAACTGCACCACCAGAGATTTGTAGTAGCTTGTTCATGTTGACCGCTGCCGTAGCCGCAGTAACATCTTCACCTGCCGCTTGCATAATCATCTTGTCTTTAAGCTGCTTGTAATACTTCTCTTGCTGTCGTGTAAGTGCGACTTCACGAGTCATATAAACTAGCTCCGGTAAGTCTAGGCACTCTTCCTTAGTAAATCTAATAGCTGGTTGTAGTGCGTCGAAGACTATATCTGTAGCACTGGGCTTAGGAACCCACTTAAAGTTGGTCACTTTATACATGACCTGATCGCGGAACGACCCCATGAAACGTGGTACAGACTTCGGGTTAACAAGTTTAGCCAATCCGTAAGCATCCATTGGGCTTTGTGCAGCCGGTGTACCCGTCATCATCCACAGCCATGTGTCTGACGTAAGTATTCTATTAAGGGTCTTCCACCGCTTGGTCTGAGAATTCTTGTAGTGCGTAGCTTCATCTACGATTATTAGATCGAACCCACCCGCTGCGACTGCATCAGCCACTATCTCTACACCGTCATAATTTATTACTACAAACTCAGCATCTCCCTCTATCACCTTCTTACGTTGCTTGGCTGTACCGTAAGCTATGTCAACTGTCCGGTGCATAGCAAAGGTGAATAGGTCTTCGCGCCATGCAGAATCCATAATAGATAGGGGGCATACTACCAATACACGGTTAATACGTTTCTTGGCTAATAGAAAATCCGCCGCCCATATAGCACTGGCTGTCTTACCTGTACCTTGTTCGTTAAAGCAAAAGGATCTCTTATTCATAGTAAGAAACCCTGCGGTAGTCTTCTGATGTTCAAACGGGCTGAACTTACCTGTCCACTTATACTGACCTTCGATGGGAGAAGGTACTCTTATGTTTAGGTTCTTCAGCACATGTGCTTCGTCGATGCCCCAGTTAACCAACACTCTGTTTCCTGATAACTCCTTACTCTTAGGTATCACATTGGTGACTTTACCCGGCGCACGTAACTTCATAAGCAGTGCTCTGTTATCTATAACTTTCACTTAACACCGCTTCCTATAAAACAAAGATTCTCCTTGGCTAAAGCGTCTATCAAGATTATAAGAGATTTCCACCCGAAGTTAGGAATAGTTGCTAAATCCTTAGCTGTCCAAAGGCTTAGGTCTTCTACATCGTAAATACCCTCTGACCAGAGACCATTTCTAACACGAATATCT